ATTCGCCGCCTCCATTTCCCGACTGAGCCGCCCGAAGCCGCGCGATCCGGCCTCGCCCACGCCTTCCAACTCGGCGCGCACCTGTCGCCCGCCCACCGCTGCAAGGCGGACGCTAACCCGTTTTTCCGCCATCGGAATGTTCCATCTGTTCGTTGAGTTTGGCCACCATCACCGCTTCGATGACGGGCAACAGTTCAGCTGCTGCGGCAGGTGGCACGCCGAGAGCATCGGCCAGCGCCAGCGCCGCCGACATGTCCCAGCCGACGACGGCGCCGGGCAGATGTGCACTTTCGCCCTCAAGAACCAGATTGCGAGTTACTGACATGCTGAAACTGAACCTGTCCAATAAACCCGAATGGCTGGACCTTGGCCATGGGGTGCGAATTCGCCTTCTGCCGCTGACCACCGCGCTGATGGTGGCGGCGAGGAACGATCCGGCGATTGCTGATCTGAGCGAGGCTGCAACCGACGAGGAAAGCGCGCTGGTGTTTGCCAAAGCACTGGCCCGCATTGCCATCACAGATTGGGAAGGTGTGGGCGATGAAGACGGCAATCCGGTTGATGTCAGCCCGGAAGGGATTGATGCCCTGCTGGATGTCTGGCCGTTATTTGAGACTTTTCAGACAGAGTATGTCTCAAACGGATTGCTGCTGGATCAGGAAAAAAACGTCTCATCGCCCTTGCCGAATGGTCCTTCGGCGGGGGCGATGGATATTGCGAGGCCTGCCCGGAAACCTGCAAAACCTGCCCGCAAATCCTGAACCAACCACTGACCTATGAGGGATGGCAGGTCTGGGATCTGGTCACCCGCCTTGGCTGCCAGTTGCGGGTGGCTCCCTCCGGTGGCGTGGTTGGTTGGGACATGGGGGCTGCTCTGGCAATGGCCTCGGCGCTCGGGATCAATCCCGCGCCGGTCGCTGAAATCCTCCCTGCAATCGAGGCCGTAATGGTGCGCAAACTGAACGAACAAATGGATCAGAACAATGGCTGAGAAAAGGGTCTCCGTCCGCCTGGCGGCTGTGGGCGGCAAGCAGGTCAAAGCTGAATTTGAAGGCATAGGTGATGCTGGCAAAAAAGGCTTTGGCAAAGCCTCGCGCGAGATCGAAATCGCCAATGCAAAGCTGGCGAAATTCGCGCGTCGCGCCAAGATTGCGGCGGGCATCATGGCGGCTGCTGCGGTGACCGCCGGTGTTGCCATGGTGCGCTCAGGCCTCAAAACCATTGATGAGCAGGCCAAACTGGCGGCCTCCCTGAACACCACGACCGCCAGCATGCAGGTGCTGGCCCGCGCCGCCGATCTGGCCGGGGTATCCCAGGGCGAAGTTTCACAAGCAACCATCATGATGACCAAGAGCCTCAGCCAGGCGGCAGCGGGAACAGGCCCGGCAGTCAAGGCCCTGCAGCAGCTGAACCTTTCCGCCGCGGAGCTTTCAAAGCTTCCGATCGATGAAAAGATGGCTGCCATTCAGGATGCAATCGCCAGGTTTATTCCCACGGCCCAGCAAGCGGCGGTCGCCTCGCAAATCTTCGGCGCGCGCGCAGGCCTGATTTTCACCCGCATCGACAGTGCAACCTTGCGGCAAGCCACACAGGACGTGGCAGATTTCGGGGTGGCGGTATCGGAAAGCGACGCCGCACAGATCGAGCGCACCAATGATGCACTCTCGCGCATGGGGTTGCTCTGGCGCGGAATATCAAACCAACTGGCGGTGGCCGCAGCCCCGGCACTGGAAGCGATCGCCAACGCCATGGCCGCCATCGGCAAGACTACCGGACCACTCGGGCGTGCGATCAAGGGCCTGTTTAACCATCTCGGTGAGATTGTCACCATTGGGGCCACCTTCGCCGCTGTGTTTGGTGGCAGGTTGGTCTTGTCGCTGGCAAAAGCTGCTCTTGGCATCAAAGGCGTGTCGCTGTCGTTAGCCGTGTTGCGCGGCGCTCTGATCCGCACCGGTATCGGCGCGCTGATCGTGGGCGCCGGAGAGCTGATCTACTGGTTCGGCCGTTTGGTCAAAGGGGTCGGTGGATTCGGTAAGGCCATGGGCCTGCTGAAGAAGGTGGCGATCGAGGTTTGGGAGCGGATCGGCGACGGAGCCTGGGTGATCGTTCTGCGCATGCGCTCGGTTTCCAACAATCTCAAAGCCAGTTGGTTCGATGCGCTGGTGGCAATGCAGGACAAATGGGCGCGTTTCCTGAAGGCGATTTCTGGCGCTGCCTTCAAGATACCCGGCATGACCGGTCTGGCGAATTCGCTGGCCTTTGATGCCGGAATGGCGGGTCAGGCGGTGGATGGGTTGCGAAGCACCGCTGAGGAGTTCCGCTTTTATGCCGGTAATCTCGGGGATCAGGCGGATATTCTGACCGGCAATATCACCCGGCCGCTCGAATCCATGGCTGCATTGCGGGATGCGATGACAACCTCAACTGCCGAGACAGAGGTTGCATTGAACCGAACAAGCGATGCGGCGGAACGCGTGGCCGAAACTGTCAGCAAAGCCGGAAGTGCTGCAAAATCTGCCGCAGAGATAGCAAAATCAGCCTGGGAAACGGCCAGCAATTCGCTCAAAGACTATGCCAAAAGCGCGATTGATCTGGGCAAAGGTCTTGGTGATGCGCTGGTCGGAGCTTTCACCAGTGCCGAGAACGCCATTGGCGAGTTCGTCAAAACCGGCAAGCTGGATTTTCGCTCGCTGGTGACGTCCATTCTGGCTGATCTGGCCAAGCTTTCGGCCCGCAGGTTCATTCTCGGGCCGCTGGCGAATGCGCTTTCAGGCGCACTTGGCAATCTCGGCAGCATTTTTGCGCCGGTTCTGCATACCGGTGGCATGGTTGGTGGGGCTGCGCCGCAAAGAATGGTTCCGGCGATGGCCTTCGCCGGTGCGCCGCGCATGCATTCCGGCGGTTGGGCCGGGCTGCGGCCGGACGAGGTGCCCGCCATTCTGCAAAAGGGAGAGCGTGTGTTGAACCGGCGCGAGGCACAGCAATACGGCACGGGCAGCGCCCAAAACATCACCATTAATATCCATACCCGGGATGCCGAGAGCTTCCGGCAATCGCGCACCCAGGTCTCGGCCGACATTGCCCGCGCTGTCGCCATGGGAAGGAGGGGTATGTAATGGCATTTCACGAAATCCGCTTTCCCGACAACATCAGCCGCGGGGCGCGCGGTGGTCCCGAGAGACGCACCCAGATTGTCGAACTGGCCTCGGGTGATGAGGAACGCAACGCCAGTTGGGCCAACTCGCGCCGCCGCTATGACGCGGCCTATGGTGTGCGCCGCGCCGATGATCTGGCGACCGTGGTTGCATTTTTTGAATCTCGCAACGGGCGGCTCTACGGGTTTCGCTGGAAAGACTGGGGTGACTACAAATCCTGCCTGCCATCGGGCACGCCTGCGGCGACTGATCAGGTGATCGGGACCGGTGATGGAACGAACACCGCGTTTCAGCTGATGAAAACCTATGCGTCTGGCGCACAGACATGGATCCGCACCATCACCAAGCCGGTGACCGGTACCGTTGCGGTGGCGATCGATGGCATTGTTCAGGCTTCGGGTTGGACGGTGGAGATCTCCACCGGCCTTGTCACCTTCGCCACTGCGCCAGCCAGCGGTGCCAGTGTCACCACAGGTTTCGAATTCGATGTGCCCATACGTTTTGACACCGACCGGCTCGACGTCACCCATGACATCGAACGTCTCGGCTCGATCACTTCCATTCCGCTCATTGAGGTTCGCCGATGAAATCTTTTCCCGAATCCCTGCAGGGCCATCTTGATTCCGGCACCACAACGCTGGCCTGGTGCTGGCGTCTCACCCGCAACGACGGGGCAGTGTTCGGTTTTACCGATCATGATGTGACACTGATCTTTGATGGCACGACATTTGAGCCCGAGTCCGGTTTCACCGCCTCGGAAATTCGTTCCGGCTCCGACCTTTCGGTCGATGCGCAGGAGGCCGAAGGCGTGCTGACCTCGGACACCATCACCGAAACCGACATTCTTGATGGCCGCTGGGACAATGCAACGGTGGAGGTCTGGCGCGTCAACTGGGCCGACACCACCGGCCGCGCCCTGCTGCGGCGTGGAGCCATCGGTCAGGTCCGGCGCGGGCGGCTGCATTTCGTCGCCGAGATGCGCTCGCTGGCGCATGTGCTCGGCCAGACCGTCGGGCGAACGTTTCAGGCGAGTTGCGATGCCGCCTTGGGGGATGCGCGTTGCGTCGTCGATCTGACCGCAGCGGCCTTCAAGGGATCGGGCACTGTGGTTTCGCTGGCGGGCGATCGCGGCTTTGCTGTTTCCGGCCTTTCGGGCTTTGCCGGAGGCTGGTTTGCGCTCGGCACGCTGCACTGGCTGACCGGTACCAATACCGGACGCAGGGCCGAGGTGCTGGGCCACGCGCTCACCGGCGCTGACACAATCATCACTTTGCTCGAGCCCCCTGTGCGTTCGATCGAGGTCGGAAACACCTTCAACGTCTTCGCCGGTTGCGACAAACGCTTTGAAACCTGTCAGGCCAAATTCGCCAACGCGGTCAATTTCCGGGGCTTTCCCCATATCCCGGGTCAGGACACCATCATTCGTTATGCGGCCAAGGGCGATGCAAATTCGGGGAATGTATTATGAGCCGCTCCCGGACTGCCCCGGCACGGATCGTCAAAGCCACCCGCCGCTGGATCGGCACGCCCTATCATGATCAGGCTTCTGTTCGGGGTGTGGGCTGCGACTGCCTCGGACTGCTGCGCGGTGTTTGGCGCGATTATGTCGGCCCCGAACCGATGCCAATACCTCCTTATTCCCGTGACTGGGGCGAAGCAGGACCGGTGGAGGTGCTGGCCGAGGCCGCACGGGCGGCAATGATCGAACTGGATGTTGCAGAGGCTCGTACTGGTGATGTCATCCTGTTTCGCATGCGTGCAGGTGCGATTGCCAAGCATTGCGGCATTCTGTCCGGCAAAGATCGCAGTGGGCGTTCCCATCGTTTCATCCACGCTTACGAGCGCACCGGTGTGATTGAGGAACATCTGGCCGCTTCCTGGCAGCGCCGGATTGCTTTCGCTTTCCGCTTTCCTGTGAGATAAATCATGGCTTCCATTCTCCTAGCTTCTGCTGGCGCCGCGATCGGCGGCAGCATTGGCGGCGCCGTGCTCGGCGTGTCTGCTGCCACCATTGGCGGCGCAATCGGTTCCTTTGCGGGGTCGATGATCGACAGCTGGATTGTTTCATCACTGGCACCAGGTCAGCGGATTGAAGGCGCGCGGCTGGAAAACCTGACCCTCACCACCTCGACCGAAGGCGCGGTGATCCCGCGCATTTACGGCCGCATGCGGATCGGCGGCAATATCATCTGGGCCACGGATTTTACCGAGACCGTCAACACGACCACGCAAGGTGGCGGCAAGGGCGGTGGTGGTGGTGTCACAACGACGGCTTATCTTTACACCGCCTCCTTCGCCGTGGCGCTCTGCGAAGGGTCGATCTCCGGCATCGGGCGCATCTGGGCAGATGGCAAACCGCTCGATCTCTCGGGCGTCACATGGCGGCTCTACAAGGGCGACGAGGTCCAGCAGCCGGACCCGTTCATCGTGGCCAGGATGGGTGCGGGCAACGCGCCCGCCTATCGCGGCACGGCTTATGTGATGTTCGAGGAATTGCCGCTGGAGCAATTCGGCAATCGCATCCCGCAGCTGTCCTTTGAGGTATTTCGCTCCCTGACTGATGCCGACGCGGTAGAAACCCTCTTGAAAGCCGTCACGCTTATTCCCGGCTCCGGGGAATTTGTTTATGCAATCGAACCAATCCGGCGCGGCACCGCCGGAGCAACGGTACCGGAAAACATGCATGCCAGCGCCGGGGCCACGGACATGGTGGTATCGATCAACCAGCTGGAAACTGTCTTGCCGAATGTGGAGAGCGTCTCGCTGGTTGCCTCGTGGTTTGGCACTGACCTTCGCGCTGGCAATTGCCAAATCAAACCCGGTGTTGAAAACACCACCAAAACCACCTCGCCAGAATCGTGGTCCGTCAATGGCGTGACCCGCGCATCCGCCTATGTGGTGAGCCAGGATACGGAGGGCCGCCCGGCTTACGGTGGAACGCCAGCGGATTTTGCCATTGTGCAGGCCATTAAAGAACTGAAAGCCCGTGGTAAGCGGGTGACGTTCTATCCCTTCCTGCTGATGGATATCCCGGCGGGGAACACGCTGCCGGACCCGTATTCCGACAATGCGGTGGAAGTGGGTCAGCCGGCCTATCCCTGGCGCGGCCGGATTACCTGTTCGCCAGCAGCCGGTTTTATCGGAACGGTGGACAAGACAGCGACATCACAGGTTGAAACCTTCTTTGGCAATGCCCAGGCCTCGGATTTTTCGGTGTCGGGCGAGAATGTCTCCTGGGTTGGC